AGGACATGAATCAAGGCTTAAAAGATTAAAGGCTGCAAGCTTTGGTAGTAGTGAATATGCAAAAGAGGAATTAGTTGCTGAACTTGGCGCTTTTCTTATCTGTCATAGGTTACAAATCAGTTCTAATACAACTAACCATGCTGCTTATTTAAACAGTTGGATTAGTTCACTTAGACAAGATCCTAAGTACTTAATGAAAGCACTAGGAAAGGCTACAAGCGCAGTAAATAGAATCTTAGGAAGTGAGGTTAAATAAATGACTAAAGAATTCAGGGTTACTTATACGGCACAGATCACAAAGGAAATAACCTTTGAGACTGAAGAAGAAATGCAAGAGTGGCTTGATGGTGAACGAGCCTCTTGTGATCTGGACTTGACCTTAGAAGAGGGCAAGTGGTCAGACGGACAAACCTATTACAGCGAGGGCAGATAAATGTATAAACATCACAACCCAAACCTAGCTAAACCTTTATTAAAAGAATTGCTAGAAAAGTTGGGATCTAATTGGTCTAATTATTCTTATTCAAATAATCTATGTGCTTCTATTGGCTATGAGTACAAGGAGAATAAGCACATCATTATTCTTCTACCAAATAGTTCAAAGCATGATATTGATAATGAAAAGTTTAGTGATTTTAGTGTTCAGTTAGATAACAGTTCAACTGGAGAAAGTAAAATCATTAAAACTTTTTATTCAATAGATCAAGTTATTTCTTATGTAAACCAATTCCTAAAGGAGGCTAAGTAAATGTCTAGCGATTCAACCAAGCCAACATTTGAAGAGTACATCTCTGATTATCAAATTGTTAGCGCTGACAATGTTGATCTACTTGATGAGTGCGGCATAAGCGAAGACATGCTTACAGAAGAAACAATCTTTGTAATGGTCTTCAATAAGGGTGGATTTATTGAATGTACTTCTTATGGTCTTTTCTATTTAATTTTAGGAAGCGCACAATATGAAGACAGAGATTGGAAGAACATTGTGCGTCATCTTTATGAGTGGTGTGAAGGCGAATACTTTTAAGCCTTAGATATTAATTAATCTATCCTTGAAGCCTTCTTAAATAGTGGGCTTCATGGATGGCTTAAATGTCATCTATTCAACAACTACCAACCGTTTAAAATGTACTTTGATCGCTTCGACATCTGTTCGGCATATTGGACTTATGCCAATGATTACCATGAAGGACAGTTTAGTTCTATTTATAAAATATTTGGTCGATTGAATAACCTTAGGTTTATTTCAAGTGCTTGTTTTGTTGGTTATGAAGATCTAAGTGAAAATGGAAAAGAAATATATAATAGTTTAGTAGAAAGAAAACATTTATCAGGTGAATAACACTACTAAAGAAAAGATTTATCTAGCTCAAAAGCGAATAGATGAACTAACCAAACTTATTAATTTTTGGAAGATTAATTCTAATGAAAAACAATCAACTTAGGATGGAAGAAATTAACCATCCTGAACCATCTAGAGAAGAGATTTATGCGGCTCAGGAGGACGCATGGTTTCATCATCTAACTGACCAATACCCAGAACCATTAAAGGAGGTGAACTAATGAGTAAATTTCTTTCTTTTGAAACTGAGAATCAATGGATTAAAAGTGATTCTTATGACCCTGACTTTGAATATTTTCGAGGAGGTGATTACGGTTGTATGTGGCTTTATCGTGATAAAAAAACTGATAGAGGATATTGGATGAAAGATGGTTTATTTATGTCAGCGCCTTTGTTTAAATATGGGACACCTGACTTAGATCACGTTGATTATTTATCTAACTGGGAAGATTTTGAGACAATAAATTTTTCCAATTTAATTGAAATTTTAGAAAAACTTGTAAAACAACAGGAGGTCAAATGACTAAAGATAAAATAGATTTCGATGATCTTCAACGTGAGTTAGCAAGGTCTAGAAGACTATCTCAAGGGGATAGATTAAACGTCATGGAATCGTTAGCTACTTTTGCTCAAAGGCAAAGTGTTTTAACTAAAGAAGTAAAGACACTCTTTAAATTGCTTAAAAAATTAAAAGATAATCAAGACTCAATAGCGAAAGCGCTTAATCAAGTTCTGATTCATGCAGAAAATAAAGAGCTATGGATTGAAATTTCTAAGGAGGAGGAAGATGCAAAGAGTCTTTAAATCTGACGCTGAAATTGATCTCAATAGGTGTGCAAATGCCTTAGAAAAGCTGGTTCAATTAATGGAATCCAGCCAGGAACGAGGTCTAGCAACGAAACCTAAAAGCAAACCACGATCAAAGGAGGTTAAAAAATGATTGATACTCACAAGTTTGCAATGTTTTTAAGTGAGTTTCGCAAAAGTAGTAGGCAAATTTCTACTACACAGGTGGAAGCGTTGCTATTGGTTGCATCAGGAATTGATAATATGAATGATTTACAAAAAGCAATGTTTCTAGATGATGGAAGCCCATTTCCTAGAACTAATATTGTTCGAGTTGTTAATTACTTAAGCGGTAGAGGCCGCTACTCAGCAGGGAAGTGGATTAATCAAGGAGGTGAGCCATTAATAAAAAGGAGAGAACACCCACATAAACGTGGTTATCAATTGATGCTTACAAATGAAGGTGAGAAGCTAATTAAATGTTACTTAGATAAGTAGTTCTTATAGTATGTATAGATGCAGATGTATAGTAATAATCATTCCTGTTTCCTAGGGATAGGCGACGCTCTTAAAAATAAATCCTTCGACGATTCCTCTTTTGAGACAACAACTGCTTTTTAGCCTCGCTATTCCGATTCGTAGTAATTACAAGGAGTTCAATCTCTTTGAAATTCGTACATTAAGAAAAACACACAAAGCAATTCACGATACGCAGGTGCAGACAAAACACGTTAGGTTTGTACTAACCCAACGCTTAACTCCTAGGGATAGGAGACACTATGACGGATGGATTTATTTGAACTGGAAAAGGCTCTTGAGGCTTTCGCCACGATTAATCCAACAGGGATGCCACTACATCACGTGCAAGTGTTTATCTTCATTTGTCAGAATGAGGGATGCACTTACGCAGAAATCGAAGAGGCGCTAAACCTGACTAACTCAACAGTTAGCCGAACGATTAATGCTTTAGGCGAAACGCATCGAAAAGGGTATAAAGGCCATGAATTATTAGAAGTTCGACCTGACCCTGAAGAAGGCCGTCGATTTACTGTTTGGCTGAAGTCCAAAGGGAAATCCCTTAAACGTCAGCTAGACAAAATTTAAACAACAACCACCTAAACCATCATGTACACCAAATTAGTTAGTGAAAAATGCCCACAGTTAGAAAAACTATTAAATAGATACGAGAAGTATCATCGACAATTCAATACCTTTAGTGCATCTCCTAACTATTTTGAATTTTGCGTTGATGATCCTTTTATTAAAGATACAGAACAAGTTATTTTTGAATGCTATGAAGAAGGGGTAAAAATTATTTATCTTTTCGATGAAAAATTTAGAGAAGATCATTCAATGACCCATGAAGAGTGTCTTAAGTACTTAGATCAATTACCAAAAGCTTGGTATCACTGCTCTAAGAACGAGTCTTACAAGTAAACAACAACCACCACCCAAACTGAATCATGCTAGGAACTGTTCGCAAAGTCCAAAAGGGCTATGTCGTTGATGTCACTATCAATGGCGCTAGAAGACAAACAAGTTGCAAGACAAAGCAAGATGCACTTGCAAAGCAAAAAGAATTTAATGAGTTATTTAAGAAAAAAGCTAAACAAACACGACAAGTAAAACTGCATATAACTTTAGGTGAAGCGCAGAAGTTAGCAGAAAGAACAGTATGGAAAGACCTTGCTTCAAAGGATTCTTGTATTGGTGGAAGCAATCAAATTATTAGATTCTTTGGCGAGGATTTTTTATTAAAAGATATTGATGCAAACCAATGGCAGGACTTTAGAGAAGATCAATTATCTGAGGACAAGCAACCAACAACAGTTAATAAGAAACAAACTTTTTTAAAAGGAATGATTGGCGCTGCCATTACCTTTGGTCATTTAAAAGAATATCCAGTACTACCACCATTTTTAAAGGATGAGAAAAGACCTAAAAGATGTTTTGAAGAAGATGAAGAGGAATTTTTTATTCAATACTGGACTCAATGCGGTTATATACAGTTAGTTGATCTATTCAAATGGTCATTAGATATGTGTACGAGGTGGGGAGAATCATTAAGGGTAAAAGTTAAACATGTAAATTTAAAAACTAAAGAAGTGCTTATCCATAAATCAAAAAATGGAGAACCTCGAACTGTTCCTATGACAGATAGAGCGTATCAAGCGATTAAGCCCTGGATAGAAGGAAAAAGAAAGGATGATTATGTATGGAGAGATGAGATTACTTACAACATTTTAAGAAGATTAATCAAAGAAGTTAAAAGAGAAATGGGCATCGAAGATGACAAGCGATTGACTTGGCATTGCACTAGGCATACTTGCGCCACAAAATTGGCAAAGAAAGGTGTTCAATTATTAAAAATAAAACAATTTGGAGGATGGAAAAGCCTTGCAGCAGTGCAAGTTTATCTACATACAAATACAATAGCCTTGAGTGATTGTGTTGATGCTCTTGAGAACTAATACCAGCGACGAGACTTGAACTCGTACGATGCTTGCGCATCTCAGGATTTTAAGTCCTGTGTGTCTACCAATTCCACCACGCTGGCAAGTGGTTTTTACAATCCTATAACCCTAGGTGGAACTTGCACACAATCATGCGTCTACCAAGACCAAATTTTTGCACTTTTTACACCATGATCTACAATCAAAATAATGAAAGCCCTTTAGTACCAGNCAGTGTTCTTGATGAAACCANCAGACTTAAAATCCGATGGCGACCTTTCCACCAGTGCAAAGTAGTTCTAAAACCTAGTGTTTCGGGGGAAAAGAAGGGCNATACACAGGTAGAGAGTAAATAGATGGAAAAAGTGGTAAAAAAGGGGGAATACAACGCAAATTTTCCATCCACTGAAACCATTTCGCTTCAGAAAAAACGTGAGGCTAGAGAGAAAGAAAATGCTAAATGGAAAGCAATTAATGACCGAGCAAAATTAAAAGCTCAGGGCAATGAAAGTGTTACTGAGTATGGAAGAGTTTTATTTAATGAGAACGCTGAAAAAATATCAATTGGCTTAGGAATATTATTAGAAGATCTTCTAGAAAATCCACATAAGCCTGGGCCACATTTNGCTGCATGGCCTTTGCTTTTACATGTCACAAATAGAGGGCCAAGAACTATATCTTCAATTGCTTTAAGTGTGGTGCTAGACACCATTAGCTCTAGACCTTATGAGAATGATTTAGCTAAAGGGATAGGCCGAGCATTAGAGGATGAGTTAAGGGCAGGGAAAGTTGAGAAGATGAACCCTCACTTGATGCGTTTAATCAAAAAGAAGAAGGGTGCAAAAGCTTTAAGTAATAAAAGAATATTGCAGCAGCTACGAATTGAAGATGAAAGTTGGACAAATATTCAAAAGCAAGAGGTGGGAGGATTATTACTTCAGGTCATTGTTGCTAATACAAATCTGATTGAGATCTTGCCTTTAAGTAATAAGGGAAAGATCAAAACGATTGTTGATGCAACAGAAGCTACTCAGGAAATTATTAAAAGGAACCCACCNAAGCCAACACCAGTNAGAAGGCTGCCTTTATTAATCAAGCCTAAGCCTTGTTGGACAATGTATAGGCGAGGAGAGAACAANCCATTTATTAGNTCAAGAAATGATATTNNTTACATNACTGANAGAGATTTAAGGGTAATTAAAAAACCAGTCCACTACTTAGAGGATCAAGCAGTAGAANTNGACAGANCGATGGTGNGTNATATGAGAACTGCGTGGGACTGCAATATTCGTGGGTTATTTCCAGTCCAACGTGACCCCAAAGAAGAACCTGTAGCACCAACAGAACATATAGGATCAGAAGCATATAAAAANTATGTAAAAGANAGATGGGACGCACAAAAAGATCGCAACAATGGTGCAGCGATTAGAAATAAAATTGAACAAGACATAAGGGAATTAGAAGAGGTCGCAGGACGTACTGTTTACAACCAATATTTCGCAGATCAAAGAGGAAGAATCTACACATTGAATAAACTTGCAACACATCAAGGGCCAGATTGGTCTAAGGCTTGTATTAGTTTTGCTAAGGGTAAACGCTGTAGTGAAGAAGGTTTTTCATGGTTATTAATAGCAGCAGCAGGACANTATGGAATCAATGATGTATGGCTAGAACGACATAAGTGGGGAGAAGATCATATTAAACAGATGTGTGCGGTAGCAGAAGCGCCGTTAGACCGTCTTGAGTTATGGAGAGATGCAAAAGATAAGTGGCAATATCTACAACTGTGCAGGGCTGTTAAAGAACAGATCGACAATCCAAATAGTATTTCTAAATGTCCAATCAGATTAGATCAATGTTGTAGTGGTGTTGCAATCTCAAGCATGTTGACTGGAGATTATAGATTGGCGGCCTGGACAAATTGTGTTGGTGATAGAAAGAGCGATNTATATCAAGTCGTTGCTGATCATGTTCACTTGGAAGTTACTAAGGATCTACAAAGCAATCCAACTAAGAAAAAATTTGCNGAACTTTGGCTTGGATATGGGATAGATAGATCATTAATGAAACTCCCCTGTATGACTGCAATATATGGGGCGCAATACTTAGGGCTTGTAGATTATTTGGTTGCAAGATTAGAAGAGAAAGCCCCAGATAAAATGGTTTATGACTGGCAACATCATTACCTTTCTCCAGCCTGTTACTTGGCAAAGATAATTAAATTGTCATTGGATAATTATTTAAANTCAAGCTTCAGATTGCAGAAATGGTTGAAGCTAGTTGCCAAACAAGTATTAGAACAGAACAAAAAAATTAGATGGACTTCGCCTGTTGGCTGGCCTATTGAATTAGGTGATGAGATTGACCCAAGAAAGAGCGTTCACTCATTAACAAGAGGTAAAAGGAGATGGACACCTTGGAATGAATACGAAAATAAAGATCTGTTTTCTGCTCGCATTACTAAGCGTTCAATAATGGCTAACACCATCACTAGCTTTGATGCTGCAATATGTCTTCAAGTCATCTCCACATGTAGTGTGCAAAACGTTCAAATCCTTACAAACCATGACTGTTTTGCAACAATTCCAACCGATGCTGAGTACTTACATAAGTTACTTTTGAAGCAACTTGGAACAACATTTAAACAGAAATGGTTAAAGAAAATAAGGAGTGAAATCATTGCTAACACTGGTATCAAGAACATAGACGGCCCACCAGTAGAAAAATATTCTGTCGGCTTTACTGCTGGAGAAAACCCATACGCCTACTCTTAAGGGGCTTGCGTCCCCTAATCCTAGGAGTTATATTTTAAGCTCTGCACATATACAGAACAAATGCCACAATCTTTGGTTACTCCAAAAGGAGAATCAGTCTTCGCTTGTGTTTTAGGTCTTCCAAGATTAAACAAATACAGCAATGAAAATGAATGGACTATGGGGATGCGCTGGAAGCCAGAAGATTGCTTGCATTTAAGAAACAAAATTGATGAAGAATTTACGGAAGCTCATGGCAAAAAGAAAGGTAGGTTGCCTTATGACTTTGAAGCCTATGAAAATGAAAATGGAGATAAAATTGAAACTGGTTATATAAAATTCAAATTCAAAAGAAAAGAAAAAAGTAAGAAAGGTGAATTATTAGGCGCACCAAAAGTAGTTGATGCAAACCTAAGACCTTGGGATCAAGAAAAGCTTATTGGAAATGGCAGTATCGTCAGAGCTTCCTTTTCTATTTTCCCTTACAACAAAGGTGGACTAGGTGTTTCCTTATTTTTAAAAGGTGTTCAGGTTCTTAAGCACGTTGAATATGACCCTGATGCAGATGCCTTTAGCGTTGATCAAGAATTTGCTGATGACGTAACCGAGTTTGAAGCAGAAGGTACACCATCTTCATTGAATGTTGACTCTTCTAATGTTCAAGAACAACTCAACAAAGTTAATCAAGAGGACATTCCATTTTGATTAAAGATAGAGTTGCAGCATTTACTTTTCATGTCGATTTAAAGAGTAAAGCTCGGCCTCGTTTTGCCGTAAAAAATGGTAAGCCTATGCCTCCATATATGCCCAAAGAATATAAACAATGGCAGGCAGATTTAAAGGCACAAATGAGGGAGTGGTGGACTGCACCTCCCTTAGAAAGGGTTAAACAAGTCACCCTTCGCTTTGGCGGCCCTGCAAGGCATGACGGCGATAACTTATGCGGCGCTGTTCTTGATGCTGGCAAAGGCATTATCTGGACTGATGACCGAGTAAGTATCATGCCTCATGGTGTTTGGATATGGCAAAAAACTAAACCTAAAGATTCTTACATTCACCTAGAGGTTACTTACTAATGCAATGCCCAAAATGTAAAAGAATGAATACCAAAGTAATGGAAACTCGTAAACACGCAGAGTGTGATATGAGGGTCAGAATGTGCTTGGACTGTAGTTTTAAATTCTCAACAATGGAACGTGTTTGCGTATCTGTTGGCGAGCCTTTCGGAGTCTGTGAAGTAAGTCCAATTCAACCAAACAAGGTTAAAAGAACAAGAGTCTCAGCACTTCCTTCAGGTGAAAAATATGTAGCCAAGGAAGACGCTGAAGTTTTAGATGGCATCGCTATAGATGTTCGACCATTGATCTGTAAATGGTGGAATGAAAGTAGATGGCATAAGCAAAAGAGCAAAGCTGTTTGGACAAGGGATGCTTTTACTTTGAGTGTTCAACGGTTGTATGGATACCCTTCCTACCTACAGGAGGAATTAGCTAAGGCTGGTATTGAACATGGTTGGCAAGCTTTAAAACTTAGCTACTTAAATCATGCACCAGAGCCAACACCTAATCCAGAAGGAGGTCTAGCTCCTAAAGATTCAGCCATGAATGAAGCAGTAAGGCAATGGCAAAACAAAGCAAGCTAACCATCCAAACATTCTTAGCAGCATCCGAGATGATAGCTGCACACTTAAGAATTAAGGAAGCTGATCGGTGGTCGGCTCAAATATCTCAGCTAAAGTTTGTCTCCTTTTCTCAAGCCTACCCAGAAGTAAGTCAAGAACAATTTTTATGGGCTTCTGAGCAGTTTGTTCAGACAACAACTAATAAAGATTTCCTGCGCTATCCCACTTGGGATGAGTTAATGACATTTCTTTACAGGATTGAGAACGGAAAGCCTAATAGAAGTTGGGGATTTAAAGAAACTCTGCCTCAAATGTGTCAACCTGTCCCAAATCAATTGGCCTTAATGCCACCTAAGCCAGCATCCAATTATGAACCACCAGATAAAGAAAACAAACAGGCTTACAAAACTTTTAGGTCTAACCGAGCGCTCAAAGGAGGCAACTGATGGACAAGTTAATCGACGATTCCCAGTTAATAAGAATTTTAGAACGTGGGCTTCTAAGTGGGAAATGGTCTATCGCTCAATTCAATAAGGGGAATACTCAAGCGCATTTACCAACAGATAATTTTTTTAAAGAACATCCAGAATTTCAAGACTTTAACTTTAGAGATCTAAAAACATTTAATGAACAACATGGGAAAAACAATTCCAGCTACCTCACGTGATCCTTTCTTGGGTGATTACAAACATTATCGTGTACGATATAACTCACCTAAAATGAGATTTGGAAGTAGTGAAATGATATTCACTGCAAAGAATCCAGCCGACGCAAAAAGAAAAGCAATTGCCGAACTTTCTAAAGATCATCCAAACGTAAGAGTTATGGTTGTAGGAGAAAGATGATATGAAGATGGCATTAATTGATGCAGAATTATTCTCTATTAAGGCTGCATTTGCAACAGAAAATTATACATTATGGGATCCAGAGAATCACCCTGATACATGGCATTACACCATTGATTATCAAGAGGCGTTAGCTAACTTTACTGACCAGCTACACACTATTAATGATCTATTACCTGAGTATGGATTAGTTCTTTGTTGGGGTCAGGGTAAAAGCTTTCGTTATGACGTTTGGGATACCTACAAAAGTGATCGAAAAAAGAAATTAAGATCAATTCCAGCAGGCTACGCAGAGTTTAAAAAGAAACTGCAAGAGAAGTTTCCTTCTGCTGCTTTAGAGGGTGTAGAAGGTGATGATGTTATGGGTGTTTTGTATTGTCCAAATGATGTGATTGTCTCTGAAGATAAGGACATGTTGACTATCCCTGGACTGCATCTCAGGGGTGGAGAATTGATAGAAGTAACAAAATATGCAGCCGATCATGCTTTCTTTACACAAGTTTTATCTGGAGATACAACAGATTCTTATCCTGGCTTAAAAAAATGTGGAAAAGTAGGTGCTAGTAAAATCCTTGCTAAATGTAAGAATGAAAATGATATGTGGCACAGCGTTTTAGCCGCTTATGAGAAGGCAGGATTTGATGAAAGATTTGCTTTAAGTCAAGCAAGATGCGCTCGAATATTAAGGCAAGGAGAATACAACTTAAAAACTAATACTCCCCTAATTTGGAATCCACCGATAAACTGATATTGTTCTGCATAGTTGCAGGTGTTTGAGCCTCTTGTTACTGAAACTTTAATCAAGAAATTAGAGGATACTTTTCCAAGTAATCCTCTTAGGTCTATGACCCATCGAGAACTTGATGTAATGATCGGACAGCAAGAGGTGATTGCCTATTTAAAGATGCTTCTTGAAGAGCAAAAAACTGATGAAGTTAACTTGGAGGTGATTTAAATGTGTTTTGGTGGAGGCAGCGCAGCCACAATCACGATGCCTGAGACTTCAGCATATGACAATCAAGCTGATTTGCAGATTGCCGCTATGCAGCAGACGCAAAATAGTTCGGCAATGCTTAAACAAGCAGAATTGAATCAAGCCTTAGCTTCACAGCAACAAATTTATACAGAAGCTAGAGATTTCAAAATACAACAAGCCGAAGATACAAGAGCTAATGCGGCAAGAATGGCTAATTTAATAGGCGCACCACCACCAGAGAAGACTGCACAAGCTCCTGTTGTTGGAAGAGACAGGGATAGAAGTAAAGGAAAACCAAAAGGAAGAAATAGTTTAAAAGTAAGAAAAAATAAATCAACGTCCCAGGGCAAAGGCGCTGGCTTAAACACCAACCTCACCACTTATTAAGACCATGTGTTTCGGATCACCAAAAATGCCAGAGATTAAATACGTTGGCGCTAGTCAAGAAACTATAGATGCTAATCAATCACGTATTGATGAGTACATAGCAAGTTCTACTGCCACGAATTTAGAATTTACTAAGACATTACAAGCACAAATAGATGCTGCTTCTCAGTCAGCAGAAGCTACTAGAAAACAATTAGAGGAAGACAAGTTGGCAGCACAAACACAACTTGCCAATATGCCAGAAACACAAGCTACTTATGCTGTTACGACGACTCAAAGTGATCCTGTTAATGCAAAGGTGACACAAAAAATCAACCCTAAAAAGAAAGACGATAATAAAGGAACTTTAAAAGTTAATCGTGGTGGTACTGCTAATACAGCAGGATCAACTATCAACTTGGGGGTATAGATCATGTGCATGGGACGTAGGAAAAGAAAAGCAGCAAAAGCCGCCGCCGCCGAGCAAGCTCGTTTAAATCAATTAGCAGCAGATAGACAAGCAGAGATAGATGCACAAAATCAAGTTATGGAATTAGAAATTAAAAAACAAGAAGAACAAGTAAAAACATTTCAAACATCACAAGAAACAATAACGGCTGAGAATCTAGTTGCCCAACAAAACTTTGATGCAATAAAAGCTTTACAACAAACTCAATTTGAAGAAGAACAAGCAAGGATAAAGCAGCAAAACTTAGTTAATCAATCTGTCAATCAATCACTGCAAGTTTTATCAACAAAAAAGAAAAAGAAAGGTCAAGCACCACAGGCAGGACAAGATTTTAAAAAGGATGGCATTTCAAATCAAGCTAGATACAACTCACCTACTAAAGATCTACGAGTCGGCTCTCTTAAAAGAGAAGGCGGTGTAGGTGTCAACCTCGGAGGTTAAATGAAACTACGAACAGGCAATTGCGCTGCCACATATAAAGCGCTCGAATCAGAACGCAATGCACAAGTAGAGAAAGGTGATACCTGTGCAAGTTTTACTCTGCCTTATCTCATTTCAGATAGTGATGGCTTTGGTCAAAGAGATAATTCTATCCAACGAAACCCTTGGAATGGAGTGGGACAGAAAGGTTGTCAGACAATTGTTTCAAAACTACTTTTGAGTTTGCTACCACCAACGGAACAGATATTTAGATTAACGATTGATGAAATAAAGATGGCAACGCAGCAACAACAAATGCTGCAAGCAGGCGCACCACCAGAGGAACTAGCTAAACAGAAAACTGAATTTGATTTAGCGTTAGCAAGACTAGAAAGAGTTGTATTGAATGATGTTGAAACTTCTAATGATCGACTAGCTATTCAAGAGGCATTAACTCATCTAGTAGTTTATGGAAACGCTCTTATCTATATCGAAAAAGATGGATTGAAATGTTTTCCGATGAGGAAATATGTTTTAAAGAGAGATGCTATTGGCAACCCACTTGAATGTGTGATCTGTGAAAAGATTGGTTATCAAGCTTTGCCAGAAGCAGTAAAGCAAATGCTTGTTGATGAAGATGGTGAAGTTAAAGGATTAATCCCAGGGGAAGATGCTCCTGATTATCAGAAAAATATTGAAGTTTATACACATGTTTATTGGGAGACTAATAAAGTCAATTGGTATCAAGAAGTTATGGGGGTAGAGGTAGAGGGACAAAGAGGATCAGCACCTAAAGACGAGAGTCCATTTCTACCATTGAGGATGTATAGAACGGATAGCGAAAGTTATTCGCCTTCTTATATCGAAGCTGTATGTCTAGCTGATTTAAGAACAGCAGAAGCATTAAGTCAGGCCATCACAGAAGGCGCACTGATAGCAGCACAGACAAAACACCTTGTTAAACCTAGTAGTGTTGTTAATCCTAAGAAGCTCGCAGAGGCCGCAAATGGGGCATATCTGGCAGGAAATCCTGATGACGTTTTCACAATCAGAACCGATAAAGGCAACGACATGAATGTAGCTCTTCAGAGCTTGGCGACAGTAGAAGCGAGGCTTGCTCAAAGTCTGATGTTGCATAATCCGAGAGATGCGGAACGCGTGACCGCGGAAGAAAATAGAATTTTAATAAATCAGATCGAAGCCTCATTAGGCTCTGTGTTTTCAATACTTTCACAAGAACTTGTACGTCCATACATTGCAAGAAAGCTTGTATTACTAACAAGAAGAGGCAAGCTTCCAACACTACCTAATGACCTTGTTAAGCCAGTTATATCAGTTGGTTTAAGAGCATTAGGCAGATCAAATGATCTTGAAAAGACTGCAAGATTTATGCAAATACTTCAACAAACAATTGGCCCTGAAGGAATAGGTACGTTTGTTGACACTAGCGAATTGATTAGAAGGCTTGCATCATCTATGGGAATGGAGTTAAACGGTCTTATTAAGTCTGAAGAACAGATTGCAATGGAACAGCAACAAGCACAACAACAAGCAGTAATGCAACAAGCAATGCAGTCGGGCATGGCTGACCCTCAAAAGTTGGCTAATGCTGCTGCTACGAGTCAAGAAATGACTCAACCTCAACCTACTGAAGAACAACAATGACCACCACACCAGGCCCAGAATTAAAAGACATGCTCGGCCCAGGGCAGGAAGACATCTTTGACGATTTTGTTAAAGAAGTCGAAGAAGAACAATCGGCTATTAATCAGACTGAGACACAAGAGCAACCTGAAACCGATGAAGAACTTATTGGTGGAAAGTTTAAATCTCAGGATGATTTGTTAAAGGCTTATCAAGAAGCCGAGAGAAAACTAAGTGAAGGCAAGCAGGAAACAGAACAAACTGAAGCTCCTGATAACTGGCCTGAAAAGCCTGAAGATTACACAAGGGAAGTAGGAGTCGAATTCTATGGAGAAGCCGTAACTGATTCGCTAGAAGCAGCAGGTGTTAATCCTGTGGAGATGTCTAGCAAGTTCTGGTCAGGACAAAATGTAGACGCAGAAGTTAATGCTCTTGTAGAAAAAGGTGGATTACCTAGGCCAGTCGTAGAAAGATTTTTAAAAGGGGCTAAAGCAGAATCACCGCAACCACAACAGACAACACAACAAACAGGTGATTCAGATTACTCGAACATCGTTAACACCGTAGGGGGTGCAGAAGATTACAAGGCTATGACTGATTGGATGAGTAATAATCTATCTGAATCAGAACTGACATCATTTAATAACGCTGTTGATACTGGACAAAGTTACCAACAAAAGCTTCAAACAGTAACAGCAATGAAGGCTAGATATGATTTAAAGAATGGAGGCGGTGAACCTAAATTAATACAAGGTGGTAGTGCTACGGCTACAGATACTTTTGATTCAAAAGATCAAGCTGTTGCTGCTATTAGTGCAATGGATAAAGCAACAGGTAGAAGAAGATATGACGTAGATCCTAAGTACAGAAAGTGGGTTGAGGCAACAATGAATAAATCTAATCAATCCATATTTGACAGTTAACGCTATTATTTTTGTATGAGTTGTTCTGCACTTGTGCAGTTGATTAAGCCTCTTGCGGGAGACAACTTAATTAAACAAACAAAGAAAGACACTCACCTATAAAAAAATAGTCCAATGGCTAATGCCAGTTTAGACCGTTTAGGTCAAATTAAAGGCGCAAATGCTGTAGATGCACTTTTTCTTAAATTAGGAATTAGTGAATTACTTTCAGCGTTTGAGCGAAATTGCGTATTCAAAGGTAAAGTAAAAGAACGCNCCATATCGGGCGGNAAATCAGCAGCCTTNCCCGTTTCTGGTCGTGCTTCGGCGGCGTATCACGTGCCTGGTTCNCCAATATTAGGGGCAACAAATAGCCCTGGNGATAGAAACGAACAGGTNATTAATTTAGATGGATTGTTAATAGCCGATCAGGTTATTTACGACCTAGATAGNTTAATGAATTACTACGAAGATCGTAGTGACATAACCAATCAGCTAGGTTTGGCCCTTGCTTATGAGTGGGATAAGAGAGCCGCTAGAGTTCTCTATGCAGCAGCTAAGACCTCAACAGAGCCATTAGCTAAAACAATCAACGCTAATCGCACTGGTCATAGCGCAACACTTTCAGCAGGCTACGCAGCAGCAACTAAGAACGCCAAAGGCGATGAGCTAATTGAAAAGATTAGTTCTATCAAAGTTGAAATGCAAAAGGCTGATGTTCCAACAGAGAACTTAGCTTGCGTTGTTGGCCCTGACGAATACGATTTCTTACTTGACTCCACTAGAGCAATCAACACTGATTTCAACAGTGGTGGCGGTGAGAATGGTTCATTCGCTGGTGGTCGTGTCCTACGTGTAAAGGGTATAGATGTCCACATGTCTAATCATGTTGCACAAGCCGCATACACGAATGGCACTTATGACAAGAACACTGCTTATCAGCAGAACTTAGTCAAAAATAAGGCGATTATTTTCCACAAGGACGCAATCGGAGTGCTGACTTTAAAATCACCGAGTTTACAGGTTACGGGTGAAGGTTCATCTTTCAATGTGATGTACCAGTCTTCATTGCTTGTTGCTCGTATGGCAATTGGTATGAATGTTTTACGTGCCGAGTGTGCAGGTGTAATCGAAATCCCATAGATTATTACTAGCAGAGGTACTAATTTCCCCTGATTTTGTTCAGTCAGGGGACTTTCTTACGAATAACCGATAAGATAAAGATTGCATGTGTGCAGTCTTTTTTTATGGGCTTAGATAAACAGTCACAAGCACCAGGCCGAACCACTCTTTTAGAAGCTGTAAACATTTGTCTACAGAACATTGGTGAGCAACCTGTTAATACTTTGGAGACTCAACAAGTTAATGAAGCTGCACAGGCTGAGACAACTATTCTTGAGTTTTTCAAAGAAGGTCAGACAAGAGGATGGAGTTGGAACACTGAGCTTGCTTTTGAATTTTCCAAAAATACAAGTAATCAAATAATTCTTCCTGCCAACATCGCTTCTTTTAAAACTGATGAATATGAATGGGACGGAAGATTTGTTATGAGAGGGCAAAAGGTATATGACAGAGAGAAGAGAACATACACAATTCCTGATGATGTATTAACAACACTTAAAGCAGATATTATTTCTTACTTGCCTTGGGATGAATGTCCAGAAATCTATAACCGATGGACAACGATTCGATCAGCCAGAGTATTTAGTGACCGTGTGTTAGCCGATGATTCGATATTTAAGTACACCGCAATGGATGAGAAGGCAGCCTTAATTGAATTGCAAAGAGTAGAACTAGACCAAGCACAAGCAAACTCTTTAACAGGTGGCCCAGGCTTGTTACCTGGCAGAACATATTCTGCTGGTTACGGCTTATTAGGTAGAACAAGGGGGTTTGTTGATGGCTAATCTTGCTTCTTATACAATCCCGAATTTAATTCAGGGTACATCACTACAACCTGACGCTCAAAGAGATCCGACACAAGCAGAGAAACAAGTCAATGGGATGAGTTCTCTTGCCGAGGGGCTTAGAAAAAGAGAAGGAACTAAATGTATTAAGAAGGTTTCAACCTCTACCTTTGGCGATGTTTTCTTCCATCAAATCCTACGTGACTCTGGTGAGAAATATTTAGTAGTTATTGGAAAAACTTCTATCAAGGTTTACGACTTAGATGGAGATCAAAAAACAGTAAATGCAGCGCCAGGAGCTTATAACTATTTAAGTTCTGTAGTTAGTGCCAAGACAGATATAAGAGCAGCGACAATAGCTGATTTTACGTTTATCAGTAATACAAAGGCCGTTCCTGCAATGAGGCCAGAAACAGCCCCTGCTACTGCTCGACCTGCTGCTCACGAATGTTTGATATGGATTAAGGCCGCAAATTATGGGCAATCTTATGAATGTAATGTCAATGGAACATTAGCAACAGTAACGACGGCGGTAGCACCTGTTGTTGTCAATGGAAGCAATACAACTGAACACAGAATTGATACAGCGACTATTGCCACAAATATTATTTCTGGCTTGTCAGGTGTGACAGGTGTGACGTTTACCAGAAGTGGAAGTGTTATTCATGCAACGTCATCAAGTCCAATAACAGTTTCAACAAAATGTGCAAGAGCAAATGCCGACATAACTGCAATCACAAATAACGCACAAGTTTTTACAGAGCTACCAACGATTGCGCCAAGCGGATATCAAATTGAAATTATTGGAGATCCAGGTAATAACTTCGACAACTACTACATAGAATTCGTTCCAAAGTCAGGAACTTTTGGAGAAGGTACATGGCAAGAATGTGTCAGCCCTGGTGAGACTTATCGCATAAATGACACAACAATGCCTCAAGTGTTGGTGCGTCTAGCTTCTGGTCAATTTTACTTTGGCCCTGCTGATGGCTCAACACAGGGGGGAACAAAAATTCCTCTATGGGGAGAAAGAACATGTGGTGATTCACTCAGCGCCCCTAACCCAAGTTTTATTGGCTATCCCATTCAAGATGTATTTATTTACAAGGGAAGATTAGGTTTACTAGCTGATGAATTTATTGTCTTAAGTCGTGCCAAAGAATTTTTTAGTTTCTACCCAGAGACAGTAACTACAGTATTAGATTCTGATCCGATTGACATTCAGGCAAGTAATAATAAAGTGTCAATCCTTAGATATGCCATACCATATCAGGATGAATTGATTGTATTTTCTGACCAAATTCAATTTAGATTTAACGCAGCAGAAACAATACTTACACCTAAAAGTGCAGTTATATCTGTATTAACTCAGTATGAAATAGATATTCAATGCAGACCTGTTCCTGTAGCTGGCACGATTATTTTCTGTCAAACAAACGGTCAATGGAGTCAGTTTAGAGAGTTTAGTGTTAAGGGCGCTGGCTCCGCTTTGATTGCTGATGCGTCTGATTTAACTAGCTATGTCAGTAGTTATATTCCATCTGATGTTTATAAATTAACAACTAACGATACAGGCAATTCATGGTTTGCCTTGTCTGACAAATCGGGCTTTCAAAAAAGAATTTATGTTTATAAATACTTTTACAGAAATCAAGGAGGGGGTTCAGAAAGAGCACAAAGCAGTTGGTCTTACTGGGAGATGTCAGGGGTAACAAAAATTCTACAAATACTTTGCGTTGAGGAAGTTATTTATTTATTGGCTGAGTATGGAAATGATGTTTGGTTAGAAAAAGTTGCCGTATCTGATCGACTTAGTGATGTAACTCCAAAGCCATATCCATTCTTATTAGACAGACAGATTTCAACAACTACAGACACACCAGCAGCAATAAGAGTTGGGGCAGGAACTTATGACGCAATAACTAAAAAGACTACATGGACTTTGCAATATACTATTACTGCTAAAACTGAGGCTTGGTCAGGTTATGACACCTCAAGCAATGGAGGAGTTTTTCTTGGTTCCGCTACTAGTGGCAATCAAATTGTTGCTGACGGCGATTGGTCTTCTGCACCTATCTATTTTGGAGAACCGTTTGATTTTATTTATAGATTTAGCAAGTTTAAACTTTATAGAGAAATTGGCGGTGGTAAGGCTGCAAGTAACACAGAGAGATCACAAATTAGACATGCAAAAATCAGATATCACGAAACCTATTATTTTGAAATTCATGTCATGGCTGAACGTAGAGATACAGCTATTTATAAATATGACAACACATCATTACGAGTAAGAAATTCATTACTAGGAAGCGTTCTTCCGTCTGGGGGATATGGAGAAGATGAGGATAGATACCATGAAGGAGTGTTCAGAATTCCTATTAATTCCAAAGGTGAGAATTGCATTGTCGAGATTCATAACGACACAATTCACCCTTGCAAATTCAGTACGTGTGAATGGGTCGGATTATTAACAAGTCAAGCTAGAGGTGTTCAATGAAGTGGGCTATTGCGACTCCTGCAAGAGTGGAGTATATAAGCGATAATATAAGAAAGCAGGATGAAATCGAAGTGCATTATAGTCATGGTGTAACTGGCAAAAAAGCTGTGTTAGAAAGCTGGAAAGATAGCGATGTTTGTCATTGCATAGATGGAGATAATGGATTACCAGTAGGAATATGTGGAGTAAATGATTCTGTGATTTGGTTATTAGGAACAGATGATTTATTTGCAACTTCTAGTCATCGAAGACAATTCATTCGTGGAGGTCGGAAATGGGTTGATGGATTAATTGAAGATGGTAATGATTTTTTGCATAACTGGGTAATGTATTCCAACCAAAAAACTATTCGATGGTTAAAACATTTGGGTTTCACCATTGATGTGCCAAAGCCAATGGGTGCAAGCGCTCAATTATTTAGCCACTTCTGGAGGAAAGCGTAATGGAGCCAGCCACCATGCTAGGTCTAGGCCAAATGGGTCTAGGAGTATTTCAAGCATTTGCAGGCTATAACGCCCAAAAGCAAGATTACTTAAATCAAAAAGCATTTCAAAGCGCTAATAATGAATTTGCTGCTTGGCAAGCTGGCTTTAATTCAAAGATTAGAGATGCAAATCAACAACATAATTATTGGAAAGAAACGGTCAATCACAATAGTCAACTTTCCTATGTCAATGCACTTAGAAATGTTGAGTTAACCAAATCAATCAGACAAGCAGAAGTTGTTGAGCAAACAAGAGCAGCAGCAGGCGCAAGTTATATCAGTGATAGCGAAGCAATAAGCCAACAGTTTGCAGAAGTATCAATGCAAGATGCTGTTGCAACTAAGCAATATAGATGGAGATCATTGCAAGCAAGAGCTTCAGTTCAGGCAATGGGCGCAGAAGGTAATTCAGTTGATCGAATAGTGAATGACTACTCAAGACAACAGGGAGATTATGAAGCNTTACAGCAGATCAATGAAGGGCTTAGAACGAACCAATACAACAGGACGCAAGCGGCACAAGTCGCTCAATATATAAGTCGCTGGAATAGCCAACAGTTCTATGAAGAGCAGCCTTATATAGATCCAATACCACCGTTTGCACCATTACCAACATTGATTACTCCTAGTGGCCCAACCATGACAGGTGCAGGCCCATCAAAGGGTGCAGCACTCCTTAATGCTGGCTCTGCTGTTTTAGATGGAGTTAGCACTATCTATGACATGAAAAATAAAGCAGACACTTTAAAAGCCCTAAAAAATTAAATCATGGCTACTGAAAAACAACTCCCTTTCGGACAAATAACACCAGTTGCAAAGCCTTTAGGTTCTTTTATAACTCCTGGGCAAAAGCAAACAGCAGGTGCAGCGAAGCCATCATTGATTGGTAGTGTTCCACAGATAGCTACTTTGCAAAGAGGAAGTCAGGGAAACGTACAAGGATATAACCAGTTTCAACAATTAGCAGATGCACTAGGGCCATTCACTCAAAACTTAGTGAAAGCAGGGGCGGCGGTATATGAAAACTATGCAAGAACAAATATGGAGATAGGCAGGAAAAATACTCCTGAATATTTACAAGCTCGTAATGAATTAGAAAAAGCAAAACTCAGCCTGCAAGTACAACAAGAAAAAGGTCTTGCTGATTCTATGTCTGCAATTGATGTATTAAGGAAAACTGATCCTGATGCAGCCGCATTGTTAGAGGTGACAAATCCTTGGAGATTAACTGGACGTAGAAAGTTTTTATCTCAAATGATGGCAGCCGAGGTTGATAATAAATTTGAGGATTATATAGCTAACAATCAACTTGAATTATCTAAATTACCAACAGATCATCCAGAGATAGCCAAGGCTCAACATCAAATAATTACTAAATTACAAGATAAATATGGGCTAACTGGTGATGAACCTGAGTATGCACGTTATGTAATAGGAGCAGAAAATAAAGCCAGAGATTCTTTTAGAGATACGCATGAAACTATTTACCATGAAGCGCTAGACATAAGTACAGTCGAAACTGCTGTTGCGTCATTTAATAAAGAGTTAAATAGCAAGCTTAAAGGTGGATTACAAACATACATAACTGACCCTGAGAATGGACAAGTAACTCAAGGGGAAGTCATTACACAAGGGCATGAGCAGTTTTCATACTTGTTAGGTCAACACATGACGGCTCACTTGGATGACAAGTTAAAGCTGTTAGGAGGAAAGAGAAGACAAAAAGCTTTAAAAAAAATTTATGAAGAAGTCGTAGCGTTTTATTCCGAGGATGAGCTTGCTATTAATGCAATCAAACAAATAAGAAGTGGAAGTCAATTAGACGAATTTGATAAAAGACCATATCTATTTGAAACAATGCCTGTCAAATTGCTTGAGATGCAAAATGAAGGTTTAAAGCTACTAACCGACTCAGTTGATTTAGAGGAAAAATCAAAAGAACAAGATTTAAATGACCTTTGGTATAGAAAAGGTGGGCCAGGCAGATTAAGACCTGACACAAAAGAATATCAAGATAGCTTAAAAGAGTTTTATAACGCAGCTTCATCTATTGGCTATCGAGATATAGAAAAATATATTGCTGATAGGAATAAAAATTTAACAACTTTAACTTCAATACTTAATAAACCAACC